TTCCAAGTCATTCATTTCGCGCAGTTCGTCAAGGTGAATCGTTTCAGGTCGAGAGACACCGCGCGCAGCTGAACCGCCCGCCTTGACCATAAAGCGTGTTCCGTTGATTGTTTCAATTTCTTCAGCCCCATGCGCCCAGCGGATACGTTTGACTTGTTTTGCCAAAGTATCGTTTGCCTCAATTAAGGACACTAGCGCACGGAATTGTTCAAGGCTTGTTGCCAATCTGTGTGCCGACCCAATTTGCAGCGGTTCTTCCCATAGGAAAAGACCACCAAGGATTCTGATCTGTTGCAAAAAACTCTTTCCGTTCTGACGCGCGACGACGCACACGTTTAACGGCGTAGCCCACCGCCCGTCAGGCTTCACTTTGTGTGAGTGGATTAAGTAGAATTTTTGCCATTCCATAAGGTCAACGTTGAGGCTGGTAGCCAAATCTATGAGTTCGCCCCCGCGTGAAGGCAAATCGTTCAGCGGCGTGTGGATTCTAGGCGTCGAAACCCCGAAAACGCGTTCTGTGTCCCTACCCAAAACCGTTGTAAGCCTATCTAAGACCTTCTCAGGCAGTATGTGACCTTCTGTGACCTTCCTACTCATGTTCGAGGCTTCTTGAGGCATTTTGGGGCAAATCTTGCCAAGAAAGGGTCAGGGGTGTCGGCGGTGTGTAAAAAAACCGCCCCCCTTTGGCAGAATTGCAACTTCCGCACAAAGTTTGCAGATTCCAGTCTTCGTCACCACCACCAGCAAGTCTTGGGACTATGTGGTCAACCGAATTGCCCTCACCACCGCACTGCTGGCATGTATATGAATCCCGTTGCAGAATCCGTGCCCGTATCTTGCGCCACTTGCCAGTGCTGCCGTTGTCTTTGAGTGCGCTTGCCATTAGTAATACCCGTGCTTCAAATGGAATGACCAAGCATTGCACTGGGTCAAGTAACGTTTGTGATTATAACGAATCGTTGCGTCTATCTGTCTGAATGGGTCAAGGTCACGATAGTACTTAGACCTCATTTGCCCTAGGCCGTAATGACTGCCATTGCGTGCGGTGTATGACCACCTTGATTCTTTCGTGATGATCTTGTTAAAGCATTGGAATTCTTTATAGTCAAGAATCCTAGAATGTGCATATAACTTCAAATGATCTATTGAATAGTTAGCAGCTGATGAATTGTGAATGCTTGTTATTGAAAGCAATGCCGCAATGACATAGACCTTGCCCATTAGCCGATTACGCCCTTGCGAGCAATCCGCCGCAGCGGCTCGCTTCAAGCGAAACCAGCGTACCGCGACTGTCAAGCAAATGAATAACTTACGCATGGCCTTGGGCGTGTCCCACAAGTTTTGCACGCCTGTGGATAAAGCCTGTGGATAACTATTAGCGTGTAATGACTTCAATTGAATCCCACCCTTCACGTTTAACCTGCAACTTTGCCAACTGCATACGTTTGTGATGATCGCGCACAACCTTCAATGGTGCTGGGAATTCGCGTTGTTTTTGCACTTCAATACACGTTTCCAGCCTTGTATCAAAGACAACCAATTTGGTTTCAATGCCCAATCGTTGCGCCAAATTAAGCCACACTTGACGGTGTGTTTTGATTGTGTGCGTCCCGTCAGCGATTAGGTCTTTGCCCGATTCCACCGCAACGACGGCTTTATGGCGTTGCATGTGCATAAACATGGCAATATCCAATTCACGGTTAATTCGTACCGCTTCAGTGTTGTAGATGTGTTCAAATCCCGTTTTGTGTTTCAACACCCACGTTGATTTACCAGCCCCAGGAATTCCCATAAGCACGTGAATCATTTGCTGACCTGTGCAACTGTCATGAAACTGCACACCACGCACTGAATGATTTCGACATTGGGTGGCAGTAAATCCGTCACCTTCTGAATCAGCTGCTTTGTCACCTTTTTGCAATTGCGACATTCAAATTGCACTGTGTCCATAGTTGGATTTCCTCAAATTCTCGATTGGCTGAAGGTTGATTTGTGTCACCCACCAGTTCGGTTGCTTGGTGTGTCGGTACTTTGGACGCTTAGCCATTGCAATGGGAATCCAACCCGCAATGAAGAAATGCGGTGATTCACCAGTGACAAGAATTGCCACGTCGTCAGTGCGGTCATATTCGTGAATTATCAGTTGCCCTGAAACGTACTTTGTCCAACGCACTTCAAAGTGAGAACCAACGTCAGCCTTGGTTTTGCCTTTTTGCTCAAACGGGTCAAATTCAACATTAAGGTATTTGGCAACAACCCATTCACTACCAATACTTTGGGCGTCTTGTGCTATTAGATCGTGAAGCGATTTTTCCGTTGAGTAACCGCCTGACCTTGTGTGCCAGTAGTCGGTGTTGGCCTTTGCCAAATGAATTGCTGCGTCGTGGCAGATGAATTCTTCTTGACGCGTCAAAGTTATTTTCATTTCATCTCCACTAAAATGCTAGGAAATGGTGCAGAAACGGCGTGACCACCAAATTTCAATCTGCCACGAATAAACGTTACCTTGTGTTTAATTGCGTAATCATGAAACCAAGCAGTATCTGTACGGGCTGGCAACAACATGACAATTTCTGCATGGCGTGATTCTTGGTGGGCTTTTTTGACCCAATCCTTGATTTGGCGACCATAAGGCGGGTTGCACCATACGCGGTTGCCTTCCCAAGTAATTGCTAAACCGTCCCGAAACCCTTGGTTCTCATGATCAAGTCCACACCAGTTTGTCGTTTTGTAATTTGTTGAACTAGCTGCCACGTCCAGTGTGAAATGGTGAATTGCATTGAGTTGGTCAAACAATGCTTGTGGTGTTGCCCAGTCGTCAGTCTTGCTAATTGGCATGTAAGCCGTCATCTGCAACCCACACAAAACCAAATTATCTTTTCATTGCCATAGCCTTTTTGGTAGCCAAATGCGTCAAATTTGACAAGACTAGAACACTTGTCACACTGTTCCATTTTGTATTCTTCGACCACTTCGCCGTTTTTAAGCAGTTTGCCAATCATGGTCTGCGGGTTGATTATCTCCATATAATCGCTCATAGAAATGCCACCCCAATCAGTAAAACAACCAAGACAATTTCAATGCAGACAAGTATTTTGATTAGTCTTTGCTTGGTCATACTTGTGGTTTCCAAGTTCCGTCGCTGGTAAGCACTAGCCATATTGGGTCACACTGATCGGGTTTGCGCCCTACGCATGAATAATTTGCCCAGTCTTTTTTCGTCTTTGCACTGTTTCCAGTACGGAAAATGCGGTGTCCGTGACGGCACTGTGGTGCTTCAGGAACAAGTTCACCGCCCAGTTGCTTTGCAATTTCTGCCACACCTGACGCCAACGTTTGAAATCCAGCTGCGTCCATTTCTTCTTCAGTCTTGTAACTTGGCACTTCGCCAAATTTGGTCGTCCAGTAGTCATATTCCTTGTCAGTGTTTGCGACCTTTGCTGACGTCTTTTCGACCTGTTCCATGATTTCCTTGGTGCTTCTCTCAGCCCCACCCATGACAAGTTGTTGCACCCTCATAATTGCTGACGTAACTGTGTCTTCCACAAACCAGCGTTTCATGTTTTGTTGGTATGCGCCTTGATAGCCGTGGGCAAAGTCAATGGCTGCTGGTCGGGTATCGTCTTCATGGCGAAAGGCCTTTGCTTCAACTAAAACATAACCTTTGTCAGCACTAAATTCAACAATGCTGGTTTCAATGCGTCCAGTCGGATATGTCTTCAACCAGCGTTCTAGGCGTTCGCGGCTTGCCTCATAGTTGTCTAGGAATCCCACTTACTTCACCGCCCTTTTCTGTTGTGAAATGTGGCGACTGATTGCACGCCCACGGGTATAGCCTTCACGGCTTCCGTCTTTGTGCCCAAATGAGTAACCAAGGGCTGCGGCTAAGGTGCAAAGAACACCGACAAGGAACAACGCCCGCAAAACCTGCGGGTCTAATAGATCAACGACCATTTTGAATTCTCCCGATTCTAGGTAGTAACGACTACCACCTGCACTCAGGGTGACGCATAAGGCGCGCCAAATCAAGAACCTTGCGTATGTGTCGGCGTGTCACCTGACTTGGCCTTGGATTTTAGTCCGTTGCCAGCCAGCACACCGCCCAATGAACCAGTCAGGAAAATGGCTAGGGTTTTCAATAGGTCAATAAAGGCTGCGTCGTTGGGTGCTTGTGCGCCGATTGGCTGGGTGACAAATATGAGCGCGTACGTTATGCCAACCGTTACGATTAAAAATACCGCTGCAAGTGTTGAACCAATTATCAAAATCAGCTGCGCGTGGACGTCCTCAGGTGCGCGGCGGCGTGTTGGTTTGTGGTGTTGTGAATCCAAGTATGTCGTCAGAACACGTTCCAGTCGGGATACATTCTGGTTTTTGGCACTCTGGCTTTGCCCAGTTTTCATATTCTTGGCACTCATAACGTGTCCAACCCTGATACCCACAAGCAGTCAGCATTAACGCAAGTGCCCAAGTCAATGCTGCTGCCGTGAGTTTCCGAGTTACTTCCCC